CTCATATGTCCCCATTTGGAACTCTGTAAAAAAGCTCATGACGGGGTCGCTTCCGCCGACCTGCCGACTCTTTGCTGCGGCGTAAAATCTCTCAAGGTTATAAAAACGAAAGTCTCCTAATAGCATCCCGAAATAGCGCTTTTTAAAGTCTTCAGACATGCGCGTCGAGCCGTTCTTCACCATCCCGTCCACTACAGCATCTATCAGATCCCCAAAAAAGATAAAGGGTACCTCAATCATGCCCGGTTTACTAGTGCGGCTATGCGCCGGCGCCACTGCATATTTGCGGGCATACAGCGCATCCTCGGTGCCCCAGGCGTCCATACCGGCTGAGACGGTCCGATCTAGCTCTTCGCCTTCGCCGCGCTTCTGCCAGCCCTCGTAGACGTTGTAGGATCGGTCCGCCCCGGCGACGGCCGTCGTCTTGGTTCTCCTGGCGATATCGCGGCGCCGTATAGAGGTCTTCTTAGCAAAGAAAGCGCTGTGCTTAATGCCGGGGTCTCCCGTCAAATAAGCAGCAAAAAAGTTAGATGTGTCGCCCGGGCCGGTGGCCATGGCTGTGCTCACGTTTGAGCGTTTTTTCGGCTTGGGGAAGACGTCGTCGTCGCCGCTGCGGCTGTCGCGCGCCTTGTCGATGGCGTTCCTGAGAGTGTCGCTGGTCGTTGCTTGGCTGGTCGTAGCGGTGGAGTCGGGATGGACGTCGCCCTTGAGAGCCGCCATCTCCCGGCCGAGCGCGAGCTCCCGCTCTTTAAAAATCTTTTCTTGCGCTTTCACTTCGGCGAGGTGCTCTTTCATCTTCGGCTTCCACAAAATATCGCTCGTGTCGTAGGCGTCGACGGCCTCCCTGGCTTTAGTAGCCGTCTGTTTGTACTCCAGGCGCTCTTTTTCAAGCGCGTCGAGCTTCTTGTTGATGATCTCCCGGTGCCCGGCGCGCTCGAACTGGCTCATTGGCGCGCTCCGACCGGCCCGGGCTTCGCTGGTTGTGGCAAATGCTCTCAACTGTAGCGGAGTGGCGTCTGCGACCCAAAGGCGCGACTCCATGCTCTTTACCACATTGCTATAACGCCCCTCCAATAGCTTGTTTAGTTTTCGATTTGCCAACTCCAGCTCGGCTTTGTCTTTTTTGGTTGCCTCTTCGGTGCCTGCCGCTTTCTTCGCCTTCTCTACTTGCGCCAGGTATGTCGAGTCAACATTGAAAATATCATATCCTCGGTCAGTGTCGGCGGTGCGTGCGCGGTAGTTGATGGTAAGATCGGCTGACCCATCTTGATTAAAAGCAAACTTGTGTTTAGTTAATTGTAAATAAAGCGGAGTTTGGGCTTTTTCAATGGCATTTAAATCGTCCGAAGTAAACAAGTCCGATGCAGTGCCGGGAGGGCGCGCCCATCCTACGACAGCCTGGATCTCAAAAAACTGTCCATCATATTGAGCGACGCTAACATCTTTCTGCTCCGCGGGAGAGTAAACTATTAAATCCATGTAGGAGGCCACTTTCGCCTTGGGCGGCTGCAGATCTTTAATAGTATTAAAATGAACTACGAGTTCGGCCGTGATGTTGGCATCCACTTCGGCAGGGTTGACTCCCTTAAGGCTCCATTTAAAGCTTTTAATACCGGTTCCTGACATGCGGCCGCCTCGCTCCGAAAGCATTTTGTCGAGATCCTCTTTTTTGACATGATCATCAAACACTATCTCCTGACGATCTGGTGCCTTATCGCGATCGATTTCTATGAGGCCACCCTTGATGCTGTCTTTTGCTTTATATACAAGTTTATAAAGACGAATTTTGGGCACCAGCGATGCCATTTGTGCCGGAGTCAAGCCAAGCAGCCGGTGGTTCAGATCTTCTATCTTACCCCCCTTCCCTGTCAAGACTTGGGTGAGCTTGGAAAACACCTGTTCGGGTCGAACATTGGTACTAGAATAGATGGGCGCCGAGTACTTCAACCCACTCATAGCGCTCCCTCCTTGGATATATTCCTTCCTGAGCATCGCTCTTTTTTGGGTATCAGACTTGTCACGCGGACGAGTCATGGCGTGCATCTGCTGAACCAAAAAACACTGGCCATTAAAAACCAATGCATTTGTAAGCGTATCGCCGTCCATTGCTTTCGCAGAGTTGGCTAAGCTCTGGCTAAAAGTATTCTTTTTCTTTTTAGGAGCCATGGTATCAGTCCCTGTACAATTCTAGCATTGTTTCAATGGGTCCGGGTATAGACACTACGTCTCCCACGCGAAAGTGAGAGTCGGTGGGACGCCCATTAAATCTGGCAATGATCCACCAATAAGTCGGGTCTCCGTAGTGTTTTGCGGCAAGCTTGTACAGCCGATCGCCGAGCTTCCACAGTGTATTCATCACCGCAATACGATCGATATCCTCGTCCGACAGCTTATCAAAGACAGAGGTTTCATATTGTACTATTTGCTTAAGGCCTCGATCTTCCAAAATGTGAAAATAGATATCCGCATCATTGGTAAAGATCCCTGTGTTGTCGTAGCGTGTTCCCATATTTACTTACTCCTTTCCGTACTTCTTTAAAACGGCGTCGATGTCGGACTTGCGAGTTCGGTCGGAGCCGGTGTTATTGGCCTCTGCCACCTTCTCGGTAAGCTTCTTGAATTTGTAGCGATACTTCGCGGCGGGGGTCGGCTCGGCGGGGGCGCCGTCGGCTCCCGCGGGCTCGGTCTTCGCCCCTGCCAACGCCTTGTTTTTTGCCGCGAGTGCATTAATCTCCTCTTGTGTTGCAATCCCGGTCTGATCAGCTCCCGCTGTATCAAAATACATTGCGCGCTGTCCATACGGCCAAGTATTCCCGGGACCGAAACCTATCATATCCATCTGTACTCCCTTCTTGCCGGCAACGGATTTCCACACCCATCCGGGCTTGGCATCTTCATGAAAGACGTAACCCCCGATGCTAAAAGTCATTTTAGTTGGGCGATAGTGACCTGTACTGTCATAGTAAGCCGTAACATTATCTTTCATTCCCGAATCCCACTTCTCTAAATCAAATGAATCCACGGCGAGAAGAACCCCTTTGGAACCTCCCAACATGTCGTTCTTTCTCAGTTTAATGCGCCAGAGAGGAGGAGCCGAGATGGTGCCCGTTCCCAGCGCCGTCATGCTACTGCCTTGATACGCAGGATACAAAAACTTTATCAAATCTCCTACGCCGCCTGCGACATCAAAAGCATTAGCGTCCAAATCTACCTGATAACTTAGAGTGATTTTCCGTGTAGTTCCTTGATAAGTAACCAGCGGATCCATGCGCCCATAAACCGGCTCCGTGTTCCAGGTAGGATCATATTGGTCTTGAAAGGAGACGAGAATTCCGGGCACCGAGACGGATTTGCCGATCGCTATATAGTCTACCGTCATAAGCTCAATATTCGTGTTGCCTTCCTGCGCAGCCTCGATAGCAGCGGCGCGCTCGGTCGTCGACATCTTTGCGTTGCCGGTCGCTTTGGTGAGGCGCGCCTGTGCATGCGATGCCGCGGCTAAAAGCTCGGCTGCAGCATAGGATGTGCTTGCGTGCGGCAACCGCGGAAGCGTTCTGTCAATGATGGCCTGCTTGGTAATTCCTTCGGTACCGTAGGCCTTTGTAAAAGCCTTTCTGTCGGCCTCGTTAGAAAAAAGCTGTTTCAGATCTACTTCGTCAGCCATTGCTTGTTCTCCCTCTAAAGTCCATAAACATCATCAATCCACTGCGCCGTGGCTTGGCCCATCCTGTCGTAATCCATCTCCAGGGTAACGTCGACTGCCTTCTTTTGACCGGTCTTGCGTGCATCAATCAGAGTATTTAGTTTCGCAACCAAATTATTAATGGCATTAGTTACTCCGGTAAAATCAGGCGCCGGCGCCGCGATGCCCTGATCTGCGGCGGCTTGTGCTCCTGACTTCTTATGAGTGTCAAGCACCGTTTCCCCTGGCATTAACTGAGCAGTCACCGGCCTCCCCTTTTGGCCCGCTACAACGCCTCCATCATGATAGGCCACAGCGCCGAGCGCGGCCGCGGCGCCGCCAGCCCCCAGCAAAGCCCAACCTTTTAGTGTGGTAGCGCTGGCACCTCCCGCCGTTATGGCGGACGTCACCATTGCGATGGACACCGCTAGGGCAATAAGCCCTAGAGAAATAGCTATCCATTTTCCTTTGGTACCAAGGCTCGCAGCCCAGTAGCCGATGCCGCCGAGGACAACCATAACACCCAGCGTCGCGGCTACCATTGCCATGGCAGAGCCGAGCCCAGTTGTAGCGGCGGTTAAACCATTAGTTACAGGGATACCAGCCGCCTTAGCCGCCGTTAACGATCCCTCACCTGCTGTGCTGGCAGCCTGGGGTGCAATGCCCAGCTGGCGGTCCAACCTCAAGCGAAGCTCGGACTTCGAGAGGCCCTCTGTAGTTAACAAGTTCGCGCCTTTGGCGCCGGCGTTGGCTCCCTCGGCGACTGTGTCGGCTACGGTGGCGGGGGTGTTCATCCGCGTCAGCGTCGTCATCAGGAGTTTCTCTTTGTTAAATTTAACATACGCGAGGTACCCGGCAATGGCCATGCCGGCGATCAGCGTGAAGCCCGCAGCGATACTCATAAATGCAGCTCCGACCTTGTGTGATGCGAACTTCGCCAACCCCTCGGTGAACCAGCCGAAAATTTCTACTGCAGGCTTGACCGCAATCGCTAGGCCTTCCATTGCAGAACGAAGTTGATCCATGGCGCTCTGGGCTTGTTTTGCTCGCTCGGCCAAATCTGCTTGGCTGGCGCTAGCGGCGCCAAACTCCTCCTGAGTCCCTCCAAAAAGTCGTGCCGCTACGGACATATCGGTAATACCTGCAGCTGTAGCAACCGCCTGTTGTTCATGTCGATTCATAGCCGCCCACACGTTTCCGGACAAAGCTATGGTATCACGTAACGCCTGGATACGCTCATCTTCTGTCATGTATACCATATTAATAGCATTCAAATAAGGACCACCCAAAATAGCATTCAGGCGCCCGACAGCTTCGCCGGCGCTATCAAACTGATCAAACCGCTTGGCAATCCCCAATAGATCTCCCATGGCTAGCCCCGTATTTTTGGCCTGCTTCGCTAATCCATAAAGCACCTCATCCATTTGATCCCCGTACTTCATCAGTTCGCTGGCGGCTGTTTGCCAATCTTTAAAAATCACCTCGGGTGGCACTCTCAGTTGTTGAGACATGGCAACAAGACGCTTGGTATATGTTTCAATTTGCGGTGCACTCATACCGAGCCCCTTGTTTAAAACGTTAAACATCCCTGCACTAGTTTGAAGTTCGACCCCCATTTCTTTGAGAAGGACTGTCTGGTTCTGCATGACTAGCTGGTTTTCTCCGCTCATAAACGTAAAGGCGCTCATGCCGTCTATCAACGCGTTTGTCGCTGCGCCAGCTTCAGCTATGCCAACCCCGTATTGCAGCATCGCGCGATGTTGATTATAGGTTTGTTCTTCCAGACCAGAGCCGACGCTGACGACGCGTCGGATTGACGCTGACATTTCATCATAAGCCTTAGCCGTGGTGACGGACACTTCGAGGATCTTAGTGAAGGTAGACAACAATATGTCTGCCACATTGACGCTGTTTAATATAGCAGTATGTAGCTGACCGGTTGCTACGCCGGTTGCTAACGCGCCTAGAGTTGTACTTTTCCAGGCGTCACTGATTCCGAGCGTACTCCGGAGAATTTTCTCCGCACTAGTGTTGGCTGCTTTTTGTTTATCTACGTTCGATGAGGCAAGCTTAAGCGCCTTGGCAGCGGCCCGAATCGTATCGTCCTCTAGATCTAAGCCTTTTGCTTTGAGATTGTAGAGTATCTCTGCTTCTTTGCTAGCATCTGCAGCAATCGCTCTTTTTGCTGCCGCGATCGCGCCAACTTCCATGCGCGCAATCTCAAGATTTTGCTGCTGAAGATCTAGGTTTGCCTGCAGGAGTCCCTTGCCGTCGCGAGTAAGTATATTGTTCTGTCTAATGGCCGCGGCTTCGGCTTCTAAAACCTCAGCACGAGCCCGCGCGAGCTCTAATAGTTCGGCCTCTCTCTTAACCTCGGCTTCGGTAGACATGGATTATACCCCTATTTGAAAGGCCACTTGATTCCGGTTTCTCTTTCAAAACTGGCAATCGAGCTCTCAAGCTCGTGGCGGCTCCGGAAGCTGCGCGGGTCGTTTAGCCCGTACTTTTGAAATACCTGCATATATTTCTTTTCCCGGGACAAAGTATCTCCAAAAGCAGCCACTTGAGAGGGGGTGCCGCGGATGACCGCGGATGAAGGAACATTAACGGGACCGCTCCCCCCTATCATTTGGGCAAGCAGAGATTCAACTGCACTTCCAAACATCGTAAGAAAGCTTTCATGCAGCTTTTCTTCGCGCGAAGCGTTTAAATTAATAATAACCGGGACTAGTTCACTATCTGGCATCCTGTAACCCTCATATCTATACAGAATAATTAGTCTTTACTTTGATTAAAGCTTGGGGGGATTTACACCGGGCCCCAAAATGTTTTTATTGGTACGAGACGTGCTTGACGCTTCTTCTACGGCTTCCCGTTCTTCCCTCTTTTGTTCTATCAATCGCTTGAGAAACCACTCACGCAGTTTAATCGGCAAACTATAGGCCTCGGTAAAGCTCCAGCCCCCGTGATACTTTAATACAAAGAACTGCTCATAAACATTTTCCATGTACTCAAGATTGAGGCCAAAAAAAGTCTGTTGTAAAGGGAAACTCAATTTCGTCCTCGTGACCACACTGGTCACAGACGAACTCCTTTCGCAACTCGATGTTGGGTGTTACTTTTTGGGCAGTCGTGCGTAAAAGTTTAGCATCCACCAGTGTCATAGTGTCCGCAAACTTGTGTAAGAGCTCTTTTTGGGTATTGTTATTGATCGAGACAATCATCAACTTTAACTGGTCGGTGATTAGCTGCTGCTCTAGCTTCTTCTTCTTGCGCTTCTCCGCATTACGCAACAAGTAAGTTTCTTCTCGTCCCGTCAGTAGACGAAACTCGACTGTCACCGGGTTTCTTTCCAGCTTTACTGTAAAGTGTCCGTTTTCGGTGCGAGTCACCCCCAATTCAGCTAACTCTTCCTCTTCGGGAACCAACAATACCACAACTTCATCCAAATTATAGTTGTGAGTATCCGGCTCTGCACAGCTGGGGCACGTTACCTTAGTGGTATAATCGATTCCATATCCTGACTTGCGAGCAGCGATCAAAATAGCATTACGATCGCCACTTAATAAAGCATCGGGCTTAATGCGCTTATCTATAATAAGATTTGCCATCAGCCGATCTAAAGCTAGTCCTTTTTCTAGGAGACTCTGAGAGGTAAGGATATCCTCTTCCTTTGCGGTCATGTACTTGATCTCAATTGTTTCCTGCATATGCAAAGGATGGGTGGGAGCATAAAACTCTCCACGACTAGGCAGATCAACAAACTCCGTGGGGACAACAAAAGAAAAAGGATTAGGGCCGTCAGGCTCTTCTTCTAAAATGTCGATAGGTGGGTCAGTATCTGGTTGGGGTGCCGAAAATCGGTCTTCATTATTGCGGATGGACAAAAGTCACCTCTCTTTCATAGTAATTATATCACTTTAAAAGTTTTATTTAACGAGAATCCACTTCTCGCCATATAATCTTTCCTTTTTCACGACCATAACTACGCAAATAGTCTTCCTCATTCTCGAAGCGGCCGCTTATATAGCGATAATCAATGTAATCATAATCAATCTGAACCTTAACCTTCGGCAGTTCAGTATCGGCATAACTCAAAGCGCCATAGGTGATACCCGTAACATATGGATTGTAAAGAATAAGCTGGCGCGCCTTGAACTCGCGCTGGACAGCCGGCAAAAGTTTACCCTTTTTCAAGGCCGGTATACCGCGGGTGCTTCGGCCAGCGCCGAACCACTTGTGGCGCCCTTCGTCCAGAAGCTCCGTAATACGAAACTCCCGAGGTGCCGGCGGGATCGTATCGATATTTCTGATAGGTAGTTGTTTAGCCGAAGTCGCGCTCTGCTGCCCTGGCTTTCCGGGAGGCGCCGTCACGTTGCCGGCACCCACTACCATTGCCGTCAAAGATGCCTGGATATCGTGGCTATACGTATCAATTAGCTCTAGCTCCACGGGTTGAAAATCATAAGTGGCCGGATGGCCTTCGCGCACCGGCTCGAACCCCCCTACTATGCTCGGGGCGCGATATAACTTCGTGGTTATTGAAGGGAGCGTGCAAGTAACTGCCAACATGTCATAATAACAGTTCGCCCCATATAAACTTATGTCCGGGTCGCGCAGGTCCGCGCGAGTTTTAAAAATCTGTGCCATGGTCTTGCCCCTGGGATTTTTAGGAATGTGAACAGGAAAGGGCACAATAAAGCGGTAGTTACGCTTTGGTTCAAATACTGGATTACTCCAGTTAACTGGGTGATTGGTGGTGCCCATAGCCTAGGTCTTACCCGGCTGCAGTGGAACTCTTAGAATATGTGGCCCAGTCATAGCGAAAAGTTATATCCACCGTAAGTAGGTCCTCGGAAGAATAATCTAGATCTCCATAGCTTATAGCTTTCACCCAAGCATTATTTAGCTCATAGAATCCAAGTCGGTTTCCATCGCCATCGAGTTCATAAATTAGAACGCTTCCGAGTGCTTCAACGGCATCAATTTTATTGAGGGTCGCACCGTTATCCACATTTCCTGTACCTGAAATGTCATTGGGATCGACATAACCACCTGCTCGCAGGAGCGCCTGAAGGATTGCATCAAAATCAGGGGTGGCTGCGTTTACCAGCGTCGCCGAAACGTCGTTCCACGATACAGCTCCGGGAAAATAGTAGGTCTGACCCAAAAACTTGTGCTCGCTCTGGCCTATTTCGAAGGCTGGCTTGTTAACCTTTCTAGCATAAATCTGTGAGGTTCCATTATCACCGAGTAAATCAAACTGAAACAAAAAGCGATGTGAGCGCTTCGGTTCCATTGCCGCGTTGTTCCAAAATTCTCCAGCCATTGTCTTAGTTACTCCCGTTTGTTTTAAATAGTGAGGGAGAGTAAATCTCCCCGGTTTTATTAATCATCAAAAGATGCTCCAGTACTTGTTACAACAAAGTCTAAAGCAATAAACTCTATTGCTCGTGTCGGCTTCAGCAACACCTTGGCATACATAATGTTTCGATCCACCAATTCTGGGGTGGTAGTCGTGCTATCGAGAACAACTCGGTATTCGGATAAACCAAAGCGAGACTTCACCGATTGCAGCAGCGGTTCTACCTGTGCCAAGAACCGGTCCCACGTTACTTGAATATTGGGATCAAACAGAATCTGTGTAGAGATCTGAGAGATTTGCTTCTTCAAGTAAATCAGGAGGCGCCGGACATTGATTCGATCCAAAGCCGATCGATTGGCCTGTAAGGTCTTTTGACCGAACACAACAATCCCTTCTGCCGGGAAGGATGCGATGGGGTTAATGCTCACCTCATACAAATCGTCCCGCTGGCGGCTCGTAAGCTTTTCTAGGACCGACACCACGGGTACCCCTGCGGCACCCTTGGTGAGGCCGCCTCGGTTAAAGCCAGCCGGCGCAAACCACAGTTCTGAGGTACGAGCAGACGAAGCATAGGTCCCGAGAGCAATCGCCGAAGGCGGCAGCCAAACGGAGCTTCCCAGCAACGTATCAACTGACTGTACCCACGGATAATAACAGGCGCCATAACTATTGTTAAGATTACGTCCCTTAAGGTAGGCAATCGTTCCTGACACATCTCCTGTGCGTGCGCTAAATGCGCTAGCGTTTTCAGCCTGCGGGATAAAGCCGCCCTCTAGGTCGATAACGGCCAGTGTATCGGCGCGGTCTTGTGCAATGCGCAATGCATGATTAGTAACACCGCGAGGTGTCATGCCGGGCACTGCCAACAGATTGATATCTACCATGTCCGGATCTGCCACTGTGTCGAGGGCCTTCTTTACCGTATAAAGCATGGGAAAATCCCGGTCACTCGGATTGGCGGTTCCTTCGCCACCCAGCGCGCGCGTATTATTGAAGGGCTCTTTCTCATTGATATTAAATCCGTCAAAGCCTCCGTACAAAGGAACAGTAAATCGGTTGTAGTTCTGATTGAGGACTTCCTCATAAGAACTGCTAACCGCGGTCATTGATTTGTTGCCCGTACGGCCGCCTGGCTGATACGTGTTCGCTTCCCGGTAGCCGTAGTTGGCTTTACCGGCGCCGCCGTTAGCGGCTAGATACGCCGAGCCGCTATAGAACGCTCCCTGCTTGTTGTTATCAAAGCAAAGATTATCCAAGCTAAAGCCCGGGCCACGCTCCTGCCAATCGTCAGTGGCCGGATCGAGCCTCTGGGCACCGACTGGGCGCATGCGTAGGATGTCAATAACCGACCGGTCCGGGACCGTAGAGGTGGGCGTCTTGGTATTATTTAAACCAAAGTACGCCTGGGTGGGATCAAGGATTTGGCCGTCGGACGCGGAGATTCGCAATGGAAGCATCGGGAACTGGAAGCTGGCGCTGAGCTTCGTCCCGATATTGCCGGGTAGCGCCTGGTGGATGGTGCCCCCGATATTGATGAGACCCTTCCCATTTATGGCGCCCTGGAAGCCGCCGACACTACCGGAGGATCCGCTCATAATACTGCCACTGCCTTGTGCATAAGCGTCAGCAAAAGCAGCCGGCGCGATGGCGGCGCCGCCCTCCGTTCTCACCAAGCTTAGCGCACTGAAGCTGCTGGCTCCGGACACAAAGTTAAAACCAATATACTTAGGGACTCCCTTAAAGCCGAACGGCAGTAAGGAAGCGTCGGATCCTCCTGCAATAGCCGGATCCATCTCCATTCGAATATAGCGAGACACATTATTGTACTCGCCGCGCTCATTATACTTGCGGTTCGTACTATCCCACCCCACATACTTGTCACCAATTCGGCGCGCAATATAGTTGGGTGAGTTGGGGTTCAGGGTTAAGCTATTATACTGCTCAAGGACTACTGGGCCCGCATCTGTATCCATCATGTCTCGTACTAAGAGCGTGAAGCTACCCCATGGATCATACGATGGGTTTTGCGATTGTTTAATATCTTTAAAAGAAATCTTGATATTATTTTGGGCCCACTCGGCTTGGTCGCGAGCTACAATCTTAAAGAGCTCTTTACCCTTATTGATGTTGAAGGCCGTCGGGAGGCCAGTATCTTGCGCAATAATGGGTGGCGTCTGTGGTAGCTTAAAGCCTGTCCGGAAGTTAAGAGGGTTGCCTGCGCTGGCGTCAGAACTGGACAATGCCAGTATAACTCCATAAAGATCATCTGACCCGTAGGAGCAAAAATCTGACACACCTCTTTCAAAGGTTTCGCCTAAGAAATAAAACTCTCTGTTGGGTCCCGGAGTAATAGTCGTGTTAAGAAGCTGGGGGTTGGTGTTGAACACTTTTCGAATATACCGGCCGCTCGAATCATCAAAGTTAAAAGTACTTTCAATGAAAGTACCAGCCGAGCCGGTTCCGGAGATTCTGACTTTGAACTCCTTGTTACCAGCCGCATCAACGGGCAATAGAAAAGTCGCATTAGACGAGGTCGTGTTCGGCATGCCGCGGCCCGCTCCTACGAGTGTAATGTTGGCAGAACTGCTGAGATACCACACTGCTGCCAAAGTTCCCGTTATATTGATGGGCGAACCCGCGGCAAGGTCTACCGAGGAGCTGTTAAAAATCCATAATCCATAAGCGCCGCCTGTTGACGAATCGGCATTCGCCGGATAGTTCCACCCAGCTTTGCCGTGTGTAGTAGCAGTCGGGCTTTGGTCGCCCAGGAGCCTCACGACTGTGAGGGGAGCATCGTTAGCTAAGTAAGCTTGAGCCGCATATGCTGCATACGTCGGCGCCGAGTTGTTTCCGTCTCTCCAAATGTCGCCACCTTCGCCGCCGGGACTGGGATCTCCGAAGAAATCCACGAATTCGTTGAACGAACTAACTGTGACAGGGCGCATAGCGGGCCCCTTGCGCGTACGACCAACTACGGCCGGTCCGGGTCGCCTTACCACTACCTGCGGAATTTGCGACTGGTCGATTTCATTAATAAAAACGCCGGGGGAAACAAATCTAAACTTATCTACAGACATTATTTGGCATCTCCTTTTTCGTCAAAAATTAAATACTTAATTTTACACCAATTTTCTTAAGTAAATAGTGAAGCGAACTTGGAAGAGCCCGACTATTCTCTATAAAACCCTTCGTCACCCAAATATTCATTTATATCACCCAGAATTACGTGCTCCCGCGGAATTTGAACTTCCACGGCATTTTCTCGAACGACCACCTTGGGGCGGTCTTCGTTGGGGCCGTCGCCGATTAAATATCCTAGCACTTCCATGGTGATAACAGTTTCATACATACGCTGATTCATCTCTAGGGCGTTGGTGTTTGAATTGTTCACAAACTCTCCCTTTATAACCGCCTCGTATTTATGACCATCGCGCTTAAGCCGGTGGGGCATGCTGTTCATCCCACCTTGTCGGATCATCGGAGTCACGAGATCGTTCATCTGTTGTTGATATTCGCTTTTAACACTGATTTCGTAAGTCGCAGTCACCCAAACAGGGAGAGGAATAGTAATGGTTTCAAAGACGGTCTTTTTATCAACAATGTGAGGGAAAGTGTTCTGACCAGCACCTTGTCCTGCTACTGTGCCGTCCACATACTTACGTCGAGCCATGTTGTTTTGAAACTCTGCGGTCTTTTTTTGATTGATGCGCCGAGCAATCGTAATGGTGCCCCCTCTGGCGCCTGCCTGTGCAGGGATATTGGCATAAGGAATGGCTCGTTTAGCAAGATCCTTGGTAACCGACTTGCGTTCAATGGTCATTAGTGGCAAAATGAGAGTTTCTTCTTTGTCCCGCAAATCTTTATTGCCTTTGATTTGGAAAGAGCGCTCTGCTGATGCCCAAATGATAGGAATCTTTTTAAACCCACTATTAGATGTAACGGCCAGATTCATTCTTTCATTCATATAGTCGTGCACCGCATAATCAATAGTTTCTAGGGTGGATGCCATAAGCTCTATTTCATGTAAAATCGATTTATCCTTAACTCCCGTATTGTCATACTTGTCAGGATTTTTAATTTGGTCTTCAGTTAATATTGATCTACTACGTGGCATCGAAGGTCCCCTTTCTGGCTCTCACGCACTCGGCGCTTACTTGGAATTTGTGATCTACCTGTCCGAAATAGTAGCGAGTATCATCAAACGTCCGAACTATTTCATACAGCTTGTCCCCGTACTGCACAAAGTCGCCCGGGCGCACATACAGGTTTTGATCTGCGGTCAGTCTCTTCCGATGAAAATGTACGGTTAGCTTACTTTGGTACTCATAGCCGTACTTGTCATTAGTTTGCTCGTTTTCCACCTCAACATAAGCATAAACACGCACAGGCGGGAGGAAAGTTTTATTAATAGCCTCGCCGTAAAGATTATGAAAGTTGGTCTTTTCCACATCAATGGGATAATAAACTACAGTCTGGCCAATGACTCGTTCAGCTAGCTCGTCGTTGACCTGTTTAACCAGATCACGCTCCTTCTTCCCAAAGAACATGGGAGGGGGGGGCGCAGCAGGTTGCGTCCATTTATCGTTCGGATCGTTGGCCATTTAACTACCCTACGTAGATACCGGCTGGGATATCGGATAAAAGTTTTTCAGCATTATCGGACAAGGCGGCATCATTCTCAGCCAGCTTGGTATATGTAAGCTCATCAAAAGTGGTTTTAAGCTCCTCTCGTAACGCATCTAGTTCGGCCTTGGCTTGTCCTAAAAGATCTGCTGCGTTTAACGTAACTGATTCGCCGGGAATAGGCACTGTGGCAAACTTGCCCCGGACCTGACCGAGCATTTCTTTTGCGAGCGCCAACGCAAACCTTCGAATCCATTGTTTGCCAATCGAGTTAATACTCGCATATGCAACATTTTGAAATGGTAATGTATTAACATTATTAATACCCATGATAGATCGAGCGGCAGAGCCTGACGCCTCCCATGGCACGCTTTCCACCGTAAAGTAAAACCAATATTTCTGAGGACTTGTACCGTCTGGCGTGGGCTGAATACGAATCTTATTATCTCTTATTTCATAAGACCAGTGAGATACGCGCACATTCAGCGCATCCTCATAAGCCATTGACTGAAGCTTGTTTTGCCATACGGGAACAATATCAAAAGTGGAGTCATCAGCATATTGCCCGTAGGTGCGCAAGTTGCCCACCGCGCTGAACCCTCCATAATATCCATAAAAGCGCCACATCGCATTTGGAGTTTTATAAAAAACTTTTCTAATAATAATGCGCTTGTCTCCGACTTTATTAAAATACGGCATCGAACTGGTTAAAGCCGATGAAGAAATAATGCTCTGAAGATCATAGTCGGACTGATCGGCAATGCGTGAAAATGACCCCGAGTAGATTGGCTCAATACCTCCCAGGTTTGTTTCGGTACTGATTTTGTCCGAATATCGACGTACATACCCGTAATCATAGCGCGGATAACGGAGTTCTATATTAGAACCCGAGAGGCTATCTCCGCTTTTGATTTGGCCGTCCGAATTAAAAGAAGCCGTCGTATGTCCCAAGAAGCTAGCCAGGGAGTTTTTTGATTGATGAATATTTAAAAGATAAGAATACTCCAAGACCGACTCTTCGTAAGCTGCATAAACATTCCCCTCAGTTAATTCAATATCAAGAATATCTCCGCCTAGTTTCTTATAAGTAAATGCCACCTGATCGGCTGCACCAGAAATAAAATCAGGTGATTGTGCATACATTCCAAACGGCAGTGTAGCGGACACTTTACTAGTTGAGCCCGTTGCCGGCAAAACATTAACATTGGTTGTTGAAGCAGGATTGAGTTTTGGTAGGGCCATCTATGTTCCTCGTCTTAACTAGTAGTACTACCCTAAATAGAAAGCCCCGACTCATAGAGCCGGGGCTTTCACATTTATTTGTCCTTTATGGACTAGCTGTC